GGAAGTCACGCTCCAGCTGGTGTTGAAGAGAAACGGACATGTTGTATTTGTCAGAAAACAACTGCCTGGTTCCTTCGCCAATTGGAGCAACCTTGATGAATCCCCCCGAAGCAAGTCCTGCTTTGAGCAAGGCCTTGTAGGCGGAATCCATCTTATCAAATTTTTCGCGTTGATACACATTAGTTATCATGCGGCGTACTCTGCGATGATCCACGTCGCGCGTCAAAAATATGACGCGAGACGCAAAAGCTGCTACCACGGGGCAGCAGGAGTATAGAAGCATTAACGAAAGAGCGCGTGAGCGGTATAGAGCAAGTTTGGTATTTCTTTTACAGTGGGCGTATTTTGATGGCAACCAGCCAAAGCGCAGGAGCACTTTAGCCGGGTCAGTTAGAAGCTGACGGTCCATGTCATCCATGGCCTGACCACAAAAGTCAAGTTTAAAAGGGGAATTACTCACTTCAAAAGTGAGGTCCAAACCTACGGTACGAACGATTGCCTGATCTAAAGCTACGTTCGTCTTCGCGTGTGTTGATTGCAAGGCATCGTCACCTTCACACACGTGTTTTTCAAGAATTCCTCGGTGGTATCCGACGAGAAAACACATAAAATCATTCAGCACGAAGTTTGCTAAAGAAGTGTCGCGGCAACCAGAGGACAATTTCATGTCGCTACGTACGGTGAAACCGTTGAAATTGAACGTCATCTGGGCGCGGGAGTCGTAGGCCAGTTCAATGCACGCGAGAGCATGCGCATTGGCCTGACAAAGGTGTCTGTAAACAGCAAAAACAATGAGATCGGAAATTTCCTCACCGTGTGATTTCTCAAGAGAGCTGTAGTCGGTGGCGCGGTACTGCGCACCCATACTAAAAACTTTCTCGATTATCAAGGCGGGAAGATCTGCCCAATCGCAGTGCTTGATGGAGTTTCGTTGTTTAAAGAAATGGTCTTCAATGGTAGTGAAAACCGGACCGAGTATACCTTTAAGTCGGTCGGATTGGCCGAATATGCCGCGTAAAGCTTTATATTCACTATAGAATTCATCTTTCATAAAGCATGAATACCAAGTGTCGGACGGTAATAAAACAGTTGTGTCACCATAGCGAGAAATGGCGGCACGGATCTTGTCTTTCTTGGAGCCTGGTAATGAGCAACAAGAAAGCCACTGTTCTATGGTCATGAAAGTGGAGCCAGGGATGGCAATGAGCTGTTTACGATATGCATCAAGAGCCTCTTCTAGGAGTGGCATGAAAGTGTCCATTACGGTCACGTCACCGAAGATTCTACTCGATACACCATCAATCATGGTGGGGATGTGCTGGGTGTCGCCATGAGCGAACGAATGGTCGACGAAACCAAACGCCTCTGCGACAACTACGGGCTTATCAACTAGCTCTCGAGGGTTGCGCAATTTGAACGCGCCATCCTTAGGATATTTACTAGCAATCTGCTCGCCAACACGGAAACCCCACATGCTCAGTGGAGCCGCCTGGCTTGTCAGTTTAAAGACAGACCCGCAAGCAAGCCAGGGCTATGCAAGCGCTCTATCCTCATGTACCGCAAAACTGCAACCAGCGCAGAATTTTGGCGGACTGTGTCAACATTTTCCAAGCGAGAACCAATCGCTACGGAAGTGACTGCGGACATCTTGTGCTGTGCAGCAACTAGAGCAAGTCCGGGGTTTGCGCAGCGCCCAATGGACGCTTCGCAAGCAGAAATCAAAGAAGAAGACACAACAAACTCATCAGTTATGCTGTGACCGGTTTCGACCGTATAGACGATGGTCGCGTGCTGGATGCACGCGGCTACGTCGGCCTTACCGAGGCGCATCTCCAATACGCGCACTTCTTCTTCTGTCAACTCAGTGTGATCGACTGGCCCAAACCTACCTTCGATTCTAATTGAAAACTGTTTGCGGGGAAGCAAAACAACCATAGAAATCAAAGTCAGTAAAAACAAGCCAGCCTGGATGTAAACATAATGCTCAGAAAATGTTGCACCCGAGGTAAAGAAAATATTGTCAACTATCGTGGCCGAGT